AGGCAACGGTTAAGTGATGGGTTAAAGAGAACATTGCCCACGAGGAGTGAGCTCCCATAGGTTGACCAACTGAATATTTAACATATTCAATTGTATCACCAGGAAGTTCAAACTCCCGATCAATCAGAAGGTGAACCCAATTCCTTGCCAAGTCATCATTCTTAAATAAGTATTTAAGAACTTTGGCTTGTAAGGCGATAGGGAAACGATCTGTTGCAGCAGACAAGTCTAAGGAATAAAAGGAATCCGTTCCCAATCAATTATTATGTGGATTCTGAGTAAACGTTCGATCAGATGGTAACTTTCGTAAATTACGAAAAATTTCCATTCCAATCTTACGAAGTAAGAATTGAGTGAAATAGTCAACTGTGGCTATTACACGTTTCTTACCCTCAGGAGCATCCACAATTGCAAGTTTTCCAATACGTAATGACTTTAACCCACGATCTCGATTGAGATCCTTGGGAAGGTCACTATAGTTATTGAAAGCCCATGTATAAAACTTATTAAAGACGTCATTCAGATTAACTGAATAACATCAATAAGAAGATTTAAAATGGGACTTGCAATTCATAATATTTAGGAACGTTTGCAAAGTGCCATATGAACAGTGTATAATAGCTGTTCACAATGACATCAATGCAGGACCAGTAGGAGAAGATTTCATACTCACATAAAAGTCATCAAGACTATAATGTGGAGTATAAGCTCTTAATCCTCTATCTTTCAATCACTTTTGTATAAACCATTTTGGAATGGTATATACTTTCCCTTTATAGGGATTAGTAATTGTAGAATAGTCAACTGGTCATTCCTCTCCTTTCTTAGGAGTAATACACTTCGATACGTTCAGTAAGGTTAAAATAAATTTAATCTCACTGAGTCGACCAGAGTCTATATACTTTCTAAGAAACATAAAGCGCGTGGGAAAACCACGAATTAATGAAACTCGTTTATCATTAACCATTAATGGTTTTCCAACCATATAACGGGTAATGTGTAAACGAACTTGTTTCATATATGCAATGGTTCATAAAGAACCATTACATTTTAACATATGAAACAAGAGTTTCATAAACCGTTTAGTATCACTATGGTTATTAACGTCAAAGAGAAACATTGTTAGTTTTATAACAATCTTTCAAATTTGACTTTTAATCATAGTTAGATATTTAAATGTGTTTAGTTCGTAAGGTGACTACCATACCAACGCTTTTATAGACGTGTCAAGTCTGCATCAGGGATCTATTATATACCGTACAAAGTAAAACGGCATTTACAATGTCGCACCCCTTAAAGGTGACTTTCAATGGTAGGCACTATCAAAAGTGTCGCATATAATAGACCATTCTCATAAGAGAATGTTCCCTTAGCCTGGAATAGGACTTCCAGTAACCTTCTTAGCAATAATTCCCTTTAACAGGGGTACTAAGATGTTGAATAGCGGTGTTACCACCACTGCCA